GGCGGCGAGGCGCCTGTCCCTGTACCCGGTGGTGCTAAGGCCGCGCTTGGCTCGGACAATGAGGACGAGGAGGAGGAGGAGGGTGACGAGGAGGCACCCGCTTCTGCGCCCGCACCCACACCCGCCCCGGCGCCCGCACCAACGCCGACGATCGTGGAGATCTCTGAGTCTAAGGCTCCGGCCGCCAAGAGCAGCGGTCGTCGTAAGGTAGCACCGTAGGCGCGCGTATCCGCCGGAGGAACGTAGATCAACCCATCATCATCCACAAATAAAGTGAAGAACACGTCATAGCGTGGCTCGTGTTTTTCCATTTGGCATCCTGAATGTACTCCTCCTCCTCCTCCTCCACACCGAATACAAAGAGGATTGGGGGGTTCATAGACCAAGACATCCTGGGGCCGAAGAATGGTGAGCGACGTGCGGGATCGGAGAGACTCGACGGTTGTCCATCCGTTGCGCATACAGTCTTCATAGGCAGGAGCCGGCATGATGTTCCACAGCGTACGGTCACGACACGTCCACCCCTCTTCTTGAAACAGGGTGGAATACACATTGTCGCGAATCCAGTAGCAGGTGTGATCCTGCTGACTGCCGCCCCGATGCTCGGCTAACCCGACTCTCTGATTATTCTCATCGTACAGCCAGTACACTTGGAACTCGTCATTATCCCCCGAATAGGTAGGATCAAGATTCCCGCGAAACACTAGACGTCCATCGTAGTTGTACTCTTCGACGTCTGTATCTAAATCAAACTCGGCAATGTCGGTATCCGAGGGATACACGACTTTCCGATGAAAGGATAGCATTTCTTCTTACTTCACACTACGAAAACGAAACCATGATTTTTACGTCATGTTTCTTGAGCGATTTCGTGGCTGAATGGGACAGTTCGTGGCGCTTCTTGCGAGTATGCTCAGCCCCTGCCGTCTTTTTGGTGTCGCTGCCCTCTGCGACATTCATACGGATCTCCATATCGGCATGGATATCGTCGCGGTGCTCAAACAGGTAATCAATCACATCGTCTTCCATAGCCCACGCAAAGAAGTTCAGCTGGCCCACGGTAGTTGATACTCCCTGGAAATCAATGCGGGCGTGACGACAGAAGGGGTCGAACATCTTCTTGCTATACGCTTTGAGATGGGACTTGTAGGCCAAGTACACAATCACGTGCTTCCCAGCCTTGGAGATGTAAGACACATTGTTCATCTTGGAGTAATTGGTCACAAACCAGTCGAGAATACGGAGGGAAATATTCGTCTTGTTGGCCAGAATGTCGCGGAGGAGAGTTAGACGATCGGGAGTATAGAAATTTGTGAGACGGTGGAGGACCCAATCTTCCTGTGTTGAGATCTCGGTTGTGGTCGTCATTGTTTAACCGCAAGCGTTTTGTGTAAATCGGATTAGGAGGATCGCGTGTGGATATATAACAATACGAATGGATGTCTTTGAACTACCGCTGGAAGAGTGTACCCACATCGCGCGGCGAATCAAGACCTTATGTCGGAATCGCGGATACCACTACAAGAACTATAAAGCGCAGGTACACCGACTTCTGGATTCCCACATGGGTAAAGTTTGGGCTAGGCGACGGTCAGTCTTCAAAGTCCTCCGAGACTACGGAGTTGCTGACCAGCGGTCGGACGCATGGCACGCCAAACGATCTGAAATGATCACGGCCTCGGAAGTTACGAAAGCGTTCAAGACGGCCACTCCGTCAGGGAAGAAGGAACTCTTGATGCGGAAGTTGGACGGGCCGAAGCAGGCGGGCGGTGGGATGTCGATGATGACGGCGTGTATGTGGGGTACCCAGTTTGAGCCGTTGGCGAAAGAGATTTATGGAGATATTCAGGGCGGGGCGGAGATCGTGGATACGACGTGCGTCAGCCATCCAGTCTACAAGTTTCTGGGTGCGTCCCCCGACGGGATTGTCCTGACGAAGGACAAGATGGATCATCGGTGGGGGAAACTGGTGGAGTTCAAGTGCCCGATCTCGCGCAAGTTTACCCAGGACACACCTATTCCCACCGACTACTTCCACCAGATGCAGATGCAGATGGAGTGTACGAATATTGACGAGTGCGATTATGTGGAGATGCAGTTCAAGACGTGTGGGAAGACGGAGTGGACCAACTCAGAGTCGCCGTACAAGGGCGTGTTTGTAGCGTACGATACGGGGGTGATTGAGTACAAGCCGAAGACCACAGACTTCGTGACGTGGCGAAAGTCGTTGGAGGGAGATGAACTGCGGATCGTTTACTGGACCTTGAACAACATTCGGATTGAAAATGTTCTGCGAGATCCTAATTGGATGTCTGATCATATTGAGGAACTCAATTCCTTCTGGGCGATGGTCCAGGACTGCCGAAAGAATCCCTCTAAAATAGAGAGTTATATCCCCACCACTGCCCCACCCGATGCCCTGTCTCCTGTCCCCGCGGCGACTTCTGAGAATCAGGTGCCCGCAGGTGGGTCGTCTGCTGGGCGTACGACGACAATTCGCCTGTTTCTCGGCGAACCTGAGCCGTCCGATCTAGAAATTCAGGGACCCCAAACATCTCGCGGGACCCAGACAGAAGAACGCCCGCCACAATAAGGCCCGCGATTGCTAGGGCAAGAAGCGTAGGAGTGTTTTTCATTGGGACCGTATTATGTAAAATGGATAAAACAATTACAGGGAGGAAGAATAACATACAGAGTAGAGATGCCGACCGTTGATGAAATTCTACGTTTAATGCTGTCCCAGCGTGGGATCCCCACTGAGACACAGGAGGTTCTAGAGTCCGAGTTTCCCGCGATTGTGACCAAGATTGCGAATGTCGTTATCTTCACCAGTAACCGCACGCGCATCCACGAGAAGGATGTGGTCACCGTGGTAGATCTGACCAAGCAGTACGGCGGAACCCAGGGGATTCTCGTAGTCCCCATTCCCGCGTCCGAGAAGGTACTACAGACAGTCTCGGCATACTCTGACGTTCTCCAGATCTTCCACGTAGGCCAGTTGACGTGCGATATCACGAAGCACCGTATGGTCCCTGCTCACCGTATTCTGAAAGAGGAGGAGGTCAAGGGGTTTCTTGCGACGTTCGGGATTAATATGGATACGATCACCAAGTCTATGATCGCAGACCACATTCCGCTGGACGCGGAGAACCCGATGCTTCCCCAGATTGCGATGAAGCACAAGGAGTACATGCCGATGCCGTTCATTGGGACGCAGGATCCGGTGGCTCGTTGGATCGGAGCCAAGCCGGGCGATATTGTGGAGATCATCCGGAAGTCTGAGTCGGCAGGTGCGACCCCCTATTACCGATTTTGTGTAGCGAGTGTATAATAATAAGACGAAGAATGTCGGGGTTTGAGAACCTTTTGAACGAATATAAGTCAAACTACACTCAATTTTTGACTACGGGGAACTCTGCGTACAAGACGGCCTACCTGAATGCGCAGGAGGCGATTGATAAGGCGATCTTGGCGCGGCAGGGTGAGGTAGAAGACCAGAAGCGTGATATGAATCGGTTTGCGGAGTCGTATCAGGAAGGAAATGCTGACCTTTCAGATATTTACGATTCGGCTACAGGTCTGTTCAAGAACGCCCAGCAGATTGAGGATACTTACCAGGCGGCGAAGCAGCGGTATAATCAGGTGGCTTCCCCCGAATCGGGCGGTCCTGCTCTCAATGTAGCCAACGGGTATGCGTTCCTCTTACGATTCGGCATTGTTCTCATCCTCCTTCCCTTACTCTTTTTCATCGGGTACTGGTCTCCGACGGTACGGGCGGCGATCTCTACAGCACCATCGGCGATGGCGTCGCCAGTCCTAGGTCCAATGAGGGTATAGACGGCAGGATGGATTCGCCGTAACCACGGAAAGCGGTACCGACAAAGAGGGCAAAGACCACAAATAAGAGAACTAGAACGAGCAGAATCCAGCCGTAGTACGTGGCCTGGGGAATGACGGCGTGGTTCTGAGTATCTATATCCTTGTAAAGACGATTGAGCCGTACTAATTCATCTTCGTCGGTCCGTAATTCTTCCAGCTGCTGTTTGTACTTATCCAGAGCAGCTTGAAGATCACCGGTGGGTTGGGCGGAAAGGGCAGACTGTCCCTGATTATAAACCTCCTGAATCTGGTTGACGAGGGCAACTAACTGCTGGTTGGCGGCCGAGATCTGGGGCATCATGCCCGCGCGTTTCTCGGAATCCTGTTCGCGAAGAGCCGTATTGATCATCTGGACATACTGGTCGCGAAGAGCGCCGTACTGTTCAAGAGCGATCTGGACATCTGCTGGTCCGGTAGAAGGAGGAGGAGGAGGATGAAGTGAGGATGTGCTTTGTGGGGTCATAGACGTGGTCGTCATGAGAGCAGCCGATCCTGCTGCGGGTTGAGGAGGAGGAGGAGTGCTCATTACTCTTTGTAGACATCAAATTATCTAGAACGTATATAAGAGGAGATAGATAGATGGCGGCTTATGCCCAAGACTTTCAATCCAAATCTCAGAACCTACTCGGATACGTCCAAAGCCAATTGTCCCAGGCCGTTGGTTGGAGCCCCTTACCTGGCCAACTGAATAAGATCGTGGCGTCGTCGGGAGGATATGTATGGGGATTCAACACGAACGGGAATTTTTATACATGTAAGGAGCCGTGCGACGGAACGAACTGGAAACAGGTAGCGAATCCGACAGGAGTCCAGGGAATGCCGTTGGATATTGCCGTGGACGCCCAGAACGTGTATGTCCTGTACAATGCCCAGATAACGACCCAGCCACCTACCCCTCCATCGGCGAGTATTGGGTACATATACGGACCCTGGGTCGCGGGACACGACGAAATACTGAAAGTGGATAAAGACAGTCAGGGAAACCCTGTCTATATTGCGTTCGAGTCTCCGTACACGAAAATGGTGAATTCGCTGGGAGTTGCGAAGTACTACGTTGGCGCGGTTTCAGAGTATACGCCGGCAAAGTGGGAGTCTTCGACCACCACTCCTCCGGGAGATTACAAGGTTAGTCTAACGACTGCCTCGGCCCCCCCTCCTCCGATCATGACGAACCAGCTCAGTTTCGCTATTCAGCCGGTGGACGGAACTGGAAGTTGGTCGGCTCCTCAGTCTATTCCGGGAACTCCTCCCGTCAACCCTGAAATCAATATTACGGATCAGTTCATCTTTGTAGGTAATCAGGGGTGCTCGAAACCGTGTACGACCGCTGCCTGGGTGGCGATTTCAGGACCACAGGGAAGTGGACAATCGATGGGGGTTGTAGCGGCATCAAGCGGATCGACGTACGTTCCCGTGAACAATGCGGGAAACATCACGGTGTATTCTGGAACGGGAAATGGACAGGGTGGGTGGACGCCACAGCCGGGTCTGGCCGGCAAGATCCCAATTGCGGTGGAGGCCGACAATCAGTTCCTGTATGCCCAAGATGTAGGATCGGGGGGACTGTATCGTTGCGGTGCGCCGTATACGGAGGCTGGATCCTGTATGTTAGAAAATACACAGGGAAAGACCGTGTCTGGAAATCATACCGTGTCGGTGAATCCTCGGAGTTACCAGACGTATATTGCGGCTGCTTCGTCGGGAACGGTAGGAAATCTCTACCAGCGTCTCGACGAGGGAAGCGTGAACGTCGCCCCTCTGCTGGATCAGACGCAGGAGTATGCGACCAAGATGGACAGTGATGTAAACGCGCTGGGCGATTCTACGGTAGCCCAGTCATCAGCGCTGGCTGCTGCGCAGACGCGGGAAGAGGCGATGGGTGTCATCCAGCAGATCACGGATCTGGACGATACGTTCAAGGAGACACGGATGAAACAGGGAAATATGCGGAGCAAGATTGTGAATGATCGGTCGGTTCCGCTGTCGACGGCCCGGCTAACGGCTCTGAAAGTGGTTGCGATCACGCTGGGATGTACCGTTATTCTCCACGTCATTCTGAGTATGTTCCTGTCGCCCATGATTGTGATGGGAGTGTCTCTAACCGTTCTCTTGGTTGGGGTGGTCGTTGCCTACTCGTACGTCGGAGCAGGATTAACGGTTTCTATTTCCTCTGTGAAATAATAACAGGTAACAGGTAACAGATGAGCAGTCCTCCAGCCATATCAGACGCCGACAGTGCTAAATTTCGTGCCCTTGGAAGTGCGACGGCAAGTCCCGAAGAAATGCAGGCGGCATTTGAAACGTTTCAGCGGGCGTCTCAGACTCGGGACGATGATCCTGACGCGTTTGAGGCGGCACGGTTTCGGTACTACGGTATGAAGAACGGTCCGGAGTGGATAGCGCAGGAATCGAAACGAATCAATGCGGAGAAGATGAACCCTGTGCTGGACAAATACCGGTCTCAGTACGGAGATCTGGATGCGCAGGCGGAGGTTCAGAAAGGGTATACGGAGTCAATTGCTACGATCCGGGACAAACAGTCGTCGCTCAAAGAAGGTGTCGCGGGAAACGTGGATTTTCTGCGGGATCTTTTGATGGATAAGGAACAGAAGGTCTCCGCCTACAACCGGTTCATTGATCTTACGAGTCCCTCGTCTGAGACGGTTTCGGCAATTACTCCTGCGAATCCATTCGTGGCCTATTTCGCGGGGATTCCGTCCTCCTTCTTGACGGCACTTGATGTGTTCTTAGCCATCCTTGTTCTGTTTATTCTCGTAACGACTCTTGGGAAATCCGGAGACGCGTTTGCGTGGGTGAGGGGGTGGTTTCTCCCACAGGTAACAACTAAGTAAGCACGTAATGTTTCATGGATGGAGGAGAGGTAAAGTACATATTGTGGAGGTAGACGCGTGTATTTCCCCACGGGCAAAAGAAGCGGCACCAGGTTCCTGGGAGAGGAAGACCGTCAAAGGTGGTGAGACTAAGAGCGTCGGTGTAGAAGACTATATCGTTCAGTGGATCCAGCAGGATCGTCTGACCGTCGTAGGAAAAGGCCCGGTATCCGTTCATGTTATCCGCGTAGAATCCAGGGTAAGCTTTCCCAACAATGGTGTCGAGATTACACGGGGTCCAGCGTGGAGGAACGCAAACATCGACGAAGGGTATCCATACGTAGGTGAATCGAAGAAACGGTTGGACGGCGACGAGTCCGCGAGGAACATCGTTCACTTCAAACAGAAACGGCGTCGGTCCCCAGATCCGCGTTGCTTCGTGGGCCATCGTCAGAATCATTTTTCCGGAAAGACCTTGTCCGCGAAAATCAGAGTCGACGTAATTACAGGAGACAAAAATGGTATGAAACGATTTTTCGTCACCGATCCATTTGCCGTGTTTAGCGACCAGCGTGGACACCCGAGGAATCCAAATGAGAAGATCGTCGTCGCCCATGAAGGCTCGCTCGACGTGGAAGGTATCGCTCCACAGAGAAGACGCCCACGTTTTAATTTGATCAGGAACATCTTTCCAGCGGGAAACACGTACGGCTTCAAAGGTGGAGTACACAAACTCACGATCAATCATTGTGTGGAGTGGTCCAGGGGATGTCTGGATTGGAAGCGTCTCCCACATTTCTTACATAGAGACAAGAGAGAGATGGACGCATCTTTAGCATACTGGTTCATACCCCTCATACTCCTCGCCCTACTTCTTTTATCTGGGATCCACTCGGCCAAGTACGGGGGAGGGCACCGCGAAGGATTTCAGAAGACCGAGCACCGCGAAGGATTCGAGAATAAAGAAGAGGGAGGCGCCGAGACGGAGACGTACGAAGAGTATGACCAGATTTACGATACGTTTTATGCGAACGTCTACGACAAACTCTTTACTACGCCTGAGCGGGTTTCGTTCGAGAAAGCGAGTTTGCGCGAGAATGCGCTGGCCGACTGGCCGAAGGCAGAGACGAAGGTTCTGGACGTCTGCTGCGGAACCGGTCCGCACGTGGATTGGATGTGTAAGGACGGCATTGATATTGTTGGGGTAGATCTGTCGGAAGATATGTTGAAGAAGGCGCGGGACAAGTGTAAGAGTGGCCGGTTTTACAAGGGCGATGTGACGCGCGCCGAAACGTTCCCTCCGAAATCGTATTCCCATGCTATGATGATCTATTTCTCCATCTACCAGTTCAAGAATCCTAAGATGGTGCTCGACAACATATATTCCTGGCTGAAACCTGGCGGGGTTCTGATTCTTCATCTGGTAGACCCGAACAAGTTTGATCCTATCCTGGACGCGGCCTCGCCGTTTACCTCCTTTTCCTTACAGAAATACAGCAAGGAACGGGTCATTGATTCGGATATCTTTTTCGACAAGTTCAAGTACAAGAGTCGTTTTGTGAAAGAACCTGATTCGGATGAAGCCCGGTTTGAGGAAGTGTTTGAGTTTGAAGATCCTCCGCGGTATCGCGAAAATATTCATCGCCTGTATATGCCGAAAGTGGACGCCATGCTGGATATTGTCCGCTCGTCGGGGTTCACACGGCACGAAATGGTAGACATGACGCCGGTAGGTTATGAGTACCAATATCTTGTCTATTTTTCTAAGTAAAGGGAAAGGGGTATGAGCTTCTTCGTGAAGAATATCGCAAACTTAAACTCTATCGGAGTCGGACTGTACCCCGCAGTCGCCAACCTAAACATGGCTGGTAATTCGATAGTTAACTTGAATCAGATAAACGGTCAGACATTTCCTCCTTCGGCGGGTCTATGCGGTCAGACCTTACATATTGGCCAGACGGGGAGTATGTACTGGGCTCCGGAATCACTGGGTCCGCCTGGTCCATCGGGGTTACAGGGTCCTGCGCAGGCGGTTGGAGGTATCTGTGGCGAGATCACCTTTAATTGGGATGTATCTGGAAACGGCACGGGAGTATCGGTAGGAGATCCCGGTCTCATCTACGACTGGTGCTCCCAAACTGTGAAAGCCTACACTCTAAACCTGACGAAGACACTGAGCGTGGGGTCCAACGTAACGATTGGCGGAAAGATTTCAAACGCTGGAAATACCTCAAACAGTATCGGAAATGTTACGCTGAACAACGGAAGTATCTCGAACGCAACACTGACGACCAACAATATCGCGGCCTGGACACTCACGTTCTCAAACTTTTACTCGCCAAGTATGACGATATCGGTGAGCGGCTCTATCTCTACCCCTGCGTCTATCAGCAGTTCGATTGGGGGCGTCTACATGATGAATTCCACGATTTCAGCTCTGAATTCCACGATCGGGGGAATCACGTTGTCGGGAGGAAACGTAACCGCCTCTGCTCTCACAGTGAACGGAACAGTCGGAATCACATCGGCCGCAACAATTTCTGCCCTCTTGACGGTATCGGCTATCTGGGTCCAGAACGCGCTCACCGTCTCGGGTGTCTCAACACTGTCCTCGGCGGTTATCCTGAACACCCTGTCGGCCAATGCGATCTATTCTACCGCTACGATTGGAGCGGGAGGGGCGTTGAATATCAGCGGTCTTGCGACACTTTCAGGCGTCTGGGTCCAGAACGCGCTCAGCGTCTCGGGTGTCTCAACACTGTCCTCGACGGTTATCCTGAGCACTCTCTCCACGAATTCGCTCTATTCGACGACGACCATTGGAGCTGGAGGGGCGTTGAATATTAGCGGTCTCGCGACACTGTCTGGACTCACGGTTCAGAACAATTTCAGTCTGAACGGTACGCTGTATGGAACGACAGCGAATCTGTCGGCGCTCACCGGTCTTAAATCGATCAATTCTATTCCGATAGTATACGATTCTGCGAACGCAAATATCCTTTCTGGTGTATCTATCCAGAACCTCAGTGGAACCAATATTGTCGCGATGGGAACGGCGGCGGCCTTCAACAACTCGGGGTCGTACGTGGTGGCGTTTGGAGCGAGTGCGGCTTTGACAAATACTGGTTCGAGCGTGGTCGCGATTGGACGAGCGGCAGGGTTCAACAATAGCGGAGGATCCTCGGTTGTCCTGATCGGATCCAATGCCGGAAATGCGAATTCGGGATCAGATGTAGTCGCTCTTGGAACGGGAGCAGGGTCAAACAATTCGGGCTCAAATGTGATTGCGATTGGGTCCAATGCTGGAAAGAACACGATTGGAACCAACAAGATCTTTTTGGGTAATCAGGTGGCGGGAAATTACAATCCTACTGTTCCTACCCCGGACAATACGTTTGTTGTTTATTCATCATCCTCGTTGTTCAATCCTTTCTTATACGGTGATCTGTCGGGCAGGCAGCTCGCTATCGGAAAGGACGCACCCTCTGCGGCTCTTGATGTCCAGGGAAGCGGCATCTTTTCCGGCAGTGTTTCGGCCAATTCGGCGCTTGTGGGTACCGGAGGACTCAATGTCTCGGGAAGCGCGAACCTCGCCGGTGGTGCGACTGTTTCGGGAACACTGGGTACCCAAACGATCTCGGCGGCGTACGGAGTTATCGGGACTCTGTCGGCAACGACGCTCAATGTCTCGGGAACTATGACGACAACGACTCTGACCGTCTGTGGTCTAGCAATTCTGTCGGGGGCAACGGTGACCGGAACTCTCGGCGTTCAGACGATCTCGGCCACCAATGCGGTAATCACCACTCTCTCCTCTACAAACGCAACCGTCTCGGGAACACTCACGACAACAACGCTGAACATATGCGGTCTCGCGACTCTGTCGGGAGCATCGATTACCAACACTCTAACTGCCCAAACGGTCTCTGCTGGAAACGCGACGATCACTACTCTGTCTGCGACCACACTGAATGTTTCCGGCCTTTCTACGCTGAATTCTCTGAGCGTCCCGAACACTTTGAGCGCAGGGTATATCTACGCTCCCTCGGCGGTAATTACATCACTCTCCTCAACAAACATTACAGTCTCGGGAACTCTCACGGTACTCACATCCCTGAATATCTGTGGAGCGGCGACGTTATTAGGAGCAACGATTACCGGAACTCTCGGCGTTCAGACGATCTCAGCCACCAATGGGATCATCACAAATTTATCCACGACGACATTGAACGTGTCTGGTCTTTCGACACTTTACAATTTAAGTGTTCAGAACACTCTGAGTGCGGCATACCTGTACGCAAAGTCTTCAACGATTACGACTCTCTCCGCCTCAAATGTATACATCTCCAATACGTTAACGGTGGGCGGAACCACGGTATTTCCCAATCTGTCTGGCCTCGTATCGTTTGACGGTATCCCAGTCCTCATGAACAATGTGTCGCAGTATATTTGTATCGGAGTGAGCGGAGGAGTGGCGGGGGCAAATGTGAACGCGTACGGAATCGGTGCTGCGTTTGGGAATACCGGTTCAGATATCAATGCGTTAGGATGTAATGCCGCGCAGAACAATTCGGGAGGATCGTTGAATGCGTTTGGTATGGGCGCGGGCGCGTTCAATAAAGGGTTGAGTTTAATCGCTATCGGAACCAATACTGGTGCGTCCAATATAGGTATTGGAGCCATCGCGATTGGAGCAGGTGCATGTACCACCAATTCCGGAGACAATGTGATCGGTATCGGATCAAATGCTCTCTTCCAACAGGCTGGCTCAAATGTGATCGGTATCGGAGTGAATGCGGGACAGTACAACACTGCGTCTGGATCAATCTTTATCGGAAGCAACGCAGGATATAATGCTCGCTATGCGAACGCCCTCGTTCTAGGTAACAATCCTTCTGGCGGATACAATATCAGTGCCGCAAATACGTTCTTGGTGTACTCAACCGTATCGTCCAAGCCGTATCTCCAGGGCGATATGTCTGCTGGATATTTCGGAATTGGAAAAACTCCATCTGTCGCTCTGGATGTTGTCGGAAGCGGAATCTTTTCGAGTAACCTAACTGTTTCATCCGGAACAACTACCCTATCATACGCGGCGATCACAACGATGAGTGCGTCGACTGGTACAGTAGGCACGTTATCGACGACGTCTTTGACGGCATCGGGGGCGGTGGTACAGGGGACAATTTCCGCTACGAACGTATACATTTCTGGACCGGGCGGGCTGGGATTAACGATCGCAAACAATGGAACGTTCACGATGGCTGGAACATTCTCGAATAAATCCGGGTCATTGACTATCCTTGACGGTACATCTCTGGGAGCAACAACGATTAACAGTACACTTAACAGCGTAACATGGCCCTCAACGGGTGGAACCGCTGGACAAATTCTATCGTTAACATCAGGGACCGCTGCGGCGTGGACGACACCGGCGGCCGTATCGCTCGCGGGATGGGCGAACAGTCCAGCGGCGACGAATGTGAACATGAATAACTTTGGACTTTCGAATTTAACCTCCATCAACAGTGTTCCTATTGTGTTTACCGAGACGCCCAAGGAAATCGTTGGTATTGGGTACGGAACTCTATCGGGGGCAACGGGTAACGAGATTTTTGCGGTAGGCCGTAATGCGGGTCTAGGCGCAGGAGGTACAAACCTTATTTTCCTCGGCAGCAATCCGGGCGGCCTCAGCCCCTCTCAGGATAACTTTTTCACAATGTATTCGACGACGAGCGGTCTACCGTTCTTACAGGGCGATTTAGCGGGGATGCGTCTCGGTATTGGAAAGAGTCCAACGGTGGCGCTAGATGTTTCGGGATCGGCCAACATCGCCGGTTCCGCCTTCAATGTCTGTGCCGGTCTATCCACCCTGTCGTCCGTATGGGTGGTCAATGCCGTGAATGTGAGTGGACTCGCTACCTTCTCAAATGTATCCTGTACAACAATCTCTGCGTCTAACGTGAACATTCCATCGGGAGGTTCATTCACCGTATCGGCTACAACGGCGAACCTAAATGGTGTTCAGGCCTCAACGATCTCGGGATCCTCGTTGTTCTCTTCGGGGATTCTAAAGGCGAACGGGACATCGATATTACAGGATGTGACGATCGGGACAACGCTTGGAGTGACGGGCAATACAACCGTGGGCGGGACTCTTGGAGTCACTGGAACATTTACGGGGACGAGTGTATACTCTACGGGAACACTGAGGGCTGACGGGATAACGACATTACAGGCTACAACCGTCGGAACAACTCTTGGAGTCACAGGGACAACAACGTTGGGGGTTCTCGGTGCTACGGCTATCTCGGGCTCGTCAATGACCATAACGAACAATCTCAATGTCTCAGGTCTCACAACTGTGTCGGGACTCACGGTACAGCGCAGTCTGGGGGTTGGAGGAGCCACAACTCTATCAGGAACGACAATTAACGGAACACTTACGGTCTGTGGACAGACTGCGTTTACCAATCTATGTTTTGCCCAGTTGAACGGTATTGCGTGGGCTGCGCCGAGTACCGACAAGACAATTCTTACGTGGAGACAGCCAGGAAATACGCTGGAATGGGATACGATCGCTTTCCTCGGTCTCGGCGACTGGGCGAAGAGTCCTGCTAATTCAACTATCAGTGCGGCTCAGAACGGAATCACGGGCATTGTATCGTTCAACAATATTTCGGCGATCTTCAATTCAACTCTTTCCCAGATCGGTCTTGGTACGAACGCACTTGGGGCAAATACCCAGGCGAACATTATAGCACTTGGTACGAACGCAGGTGCGGTAGGAGGAAACACCACGGGCGTGGGACCGAACTGTATCTTCCTCGGCAGCAATCCGGGTGGATCCTCTAACGTCTCGAACTCTCTCGTGGTCTATTCTCAGACAGCGGGTTCTCCACTCATCTATGGCGACCTCTCTAAGAACCAAGTGACGATCGCGGGGCAGACAAATACGGCAGGATACACCCTGAACGTCAACGGATCGGCGAATGCTCTAACCCTCAACTCTCCATCCACCTCCTCAAACTCTATTGGCGGAGTCACGATGTCCAATAGCATACTGTCTGTTGCAACGATCAGTGGAGTTACGAACTTGAATGGTCAAACTGTCGTCATGAACGGCACGGCTGGTCTGATTGGAATTGGACCCGTTATGAATGTTGGAGGAACGTCCAATATTGCGCTCGGAAACTATGCAGGGTACGGTTATACCCAAACAGGAACAGTGGAAGGAGGACAGTTGATTGCGATTGGCGGGTCGGCAGGATATTCATCTTCGGGAACATCAAATATTCTATTAGGATACCATGCGGGCCAGCAGAACACTGGAAGCCTTGTGGTAGCGATTGGACACTACGCAGGCCAGCAGAATACAGGAAGTTCAGTGAATGCGATTGGAGACTATGCTGCGTGGTCAAATGCGGCATCCAATGTGGATGCTATTGGAAGCGGAGCTGGTTATCAGAATGCTGGAACAGGGTCAAATCTAGTCGCGATCGGATTCAATGCAGGAGTCGGAAATCAGGGATCTTCGAATATTTATATTGGATCAGCTGCAGGAAATGCATCCTCGGTCACGAACGTTACGTGTGCAGTGGTGATTGGACCAAACGCTGGAAGTAGCGGTGGATTTTATGCGGTAGGCAATCGTTCAGTCATGATCGGATCAAATGCTACAGGAGGAGCAAATGATAGTATCGCCATAGGAACGGCTGCATGGGCAGGAAATACTGCTAATATTGCGATTGGAGCCAACGCGGGGTATAACGGAACCACCTCTATCGTCATCGGTTCAAACAGTGGATTGAGTCCGAACACATTTGCAACCAACGTGATCGCGATCGGAACAAATGCGGCGTCTAATATTCCTGCTCTCAACAATACCATCTACATCGGCAGCAATGCCGGGTACACTCCTACGACATCCAACACGCTCGTCGTCCAATCCCTCATTTCCACCGCTCCAACTCTCCAAGCCGATCTCATGAATCGGTGGCTGGGTGTTGGAAAAGTACCCACCGCCGCGCTCGATGTTGCGGGATCAGTCAGTCTTGTTGGAGGAACCGTAACCTTATCCACTACAACGGTTACAGCGAATCTTACAGTCTGTGGAACCACCACCCTCATTGGAAAGACGACAATCACCAATCTCTCGGCTACCAACAGTACAGTCTCCGGAGCATTCACTGTTACGGGAACATCAACACTCTCAGGAGTTACACTAAATGTCCTGAACAATACCCCGTGGCCTTCGGCTATCGGAACAGGAAACCAGTTACTCGCAATGAATCCTGGCGGAACGGCGGCAGTGTGGACAACTCCGGGAGCAGTGGATTCGGCCCTGTGGTCAATGAACGCAGCAGTACAGGCAGTCAATGTATCTGGATTTGATATTCAGAACATCGTCAGTTTCAACGCAGTTCCGGCGGTCATGAGTTCAACGCAGATCGGTATCGGTCCAAATGTTCTCAAAAATAACACTGCGTCAAGTGTAGTCGCGTTCGGTTCAAATGCCGGAAGCAATAGTACCACGAACTCAACATTTTCCAACTGTGTTTACCTCGGCAGCAATCCAGGAACCCCGGCAGCGGCGGCAAACACGTTCTTAGTGTATTCTACCACGGCAGGAACACCTGCTATCCAGGTGAATACGGCATCCAACTGGCTTGGTGTAGGAAAGATTCCGACCCTACCGCTGGATATAGTGGGAAGCGGCCAAGTCAGTGGACAATTCACGGCTCAGAGCAAACTTATTGTTGGAAACTTTACCACAAACAGCCCGTGCAATTACGCATTGAACATCTTGGCATCTGGAGCACGGTCAGGATATATTACTTGGTATTCGAATACCAACCAGGTCCCATATATCGGTCTCGGTTACGACCAGACTAACGACGGTATAGGTATTACATCCAATACCACGGGGGGTGATCTTGTCACACAAAATGCGTTCTTTGTGGCACGCGGAACAGGGCGTGTAGGTATTGCGACATCAAGCCCTCAGTATGCTCTAGATGTGGTGGGCCAGATCAATACGAACACTGCGATCACCACACCGTCTCTTGCGGTTTCAACGTCGACCACTCTCTCAGGAACCCTCACACTCCCAACGATCGCGTCGTCTACGTATGCGAACAAGGTCCTGTCCTACAATTCCTCCACTGGAGCGGTCAATTACAGCACCCTGAATCTCCAGACGCTCGGAGCCGCCGATTCCAATACCATGAACGCCAACTGGGTCACCAGCGGGGGCGGACTGATTACGTGGAACGCGACAACGGGTGTGGTTTCAGGAACGAATCGTATCATCGCCATTCCCGTGAACAACGCGATGGCGTCGTCTGGATTCCTTCAAATCGCAGGAGATCAAGGGTCTCCATGGAGTATTACGATGAATGGTTGGTCTGCTGCCTATTGGGTTCCCAACTCCGTTCCATCTGGATATCCAATCGCAAACGGTTCCGTCCAAGTCGTTCCATATGGAACTAGTATGGGAAATCCGATAGGTTCCAACTGGATTTTCATTTGTGCGACAAATGTTGAGGTAACTCAGGCTACTGCCACGCTCAAATGGGGACCTGGATTTATTACTATCCCCTCGGGCGGCGTGTTCAATTCAGTAACGGGCGGAACCTCGTGGAACGTTCTGGGACAGGCCACCAATATTGCGCTCGGATCCAACTCGTCCATTACCGGTGGTTCCTCCATCGTCATCGGCTCCAACGCTGCCTCGGGAGTCGCGGCCAACAATGTGATCGCGATCGGAACCAATGCAGGCAGCAATCTCCCCAATCTTAACAACACTATCTACATCGGAAGCAATGCCGGGTACAATCCTACAACATCCAATACTCTTGTGGTTCAGTCAACATCGGCTACGGCTCCCACTCTCCAAGCCGATCTCGCCAATCGGTGGTTAGGTGTAGGTATGGTTCCATCCAATGCCTTGGATGTAGCGGGAACAATTCGCGCTTCAGGTCCAGTGATTTCCACCCTCAATGTTGCTGGAACATCGGCGGCCTCTCTCGCGCTCACAGCAGCCACGGCAACAACCTATTTCAGTATTACGTCAACCGCGACGGCATTTGCGCTCACACTTCCAACCACTGCTCCTCCTCAGGGAACCTACTGGGTTCTCAAAAACAACGGTTCAGTGAACTATACTCTGACGTCAACGAACGGTGTCTTTAATGCGGGCAGCAATTCTTATTACCTCCAGGCAGGAATTGGCGTGACCCTCGCGTACTCTGGAACCCTAGTGAATGGTTCCCCCGCGTACTACACCTTCTAATCCCCTCCCGCTCCAACACAATATAAATATAAGTATGCTAATCTACGACACAAGAAGCGTCGTGGATTTTCAAACGTTTACCTTTTCAGGCCACGCTCGTAAACTCGCAAGTAAATCACTTCTTCAGAGCATTCAGTTGGGTCATGCCGATTATGCGTGCTACTGGACGCTAGAACTGCTCTGTTCGGGCTTAGTACATTCGATGTGGACCACATTCTTTGAAGCAGGGTCGCTGTACGTCCACCGGTCATGTCCCAATATGTTTACGTACTTGGTCTCGCAGTACGAACGGTTCTCGGAGATCGAGCAGATGTATACGGTTCACACGATGACGGAGATCCGCAATCGCGATGATGCGCGTTTACTCGTATGCGAGGTCGCGACGGTCCTCTCAATGGCGAAAAAGCAGAAGACAATTACACTTCCGACCATTAAGGCCGAACACGATTTCTTGCCTGAGACCGTTAGAGAGAATCTGCGGGCGACTTCGCAGATGACGAGTGTTCCGTTTCTGAAAGCCGACGATCCGTTCGAACTCAAGATTCCGTTCAACGAGTTCTGTTTTTCTATCCAGACGCGGGATACTCAGCGGGCGTTTTACTGGCTCTCGTGGATTCTGGCGTATGCCCGTGAACAGAAGAAGAGGACGAAACAGACCGTGGTGGTCGCCGAACGCAAGAGCCCTTACTATTCGTCTAAGTATTCGAAACATCTCATCTGGATGATCTGGGATGTCTTGAACGCCCAGAGCAATACGTATGTCGAAGCCCTGTTCAAACTCTATTGCCTGCGATGGGAGCCGGGGACTTCGCGGGCGAAACAGACGTTCTTATTGACGGCTATCTTGTTTGTGACTGAACCTCTCGATTCCCGCGAACCTGCGCGGCGCGATGAGGCAGCAATTCCACCGATGTTAGCCAAGATCCCCCAGTTGCTGGAAACTATACAGGCGACCCGCAATACTTTCCAAGCTAGAGAATAAGAAAAACAATGGCTGGTCCTACTTCTGCCCAGAAACTCCAGATCTCGGCATTCCAGGGTCTCCTATTTTACATCCTGGCCAACCCCATTACGTTTCGCGTCATGGACGGACTTGTGACGTCAATGACGGGACCGTACACCACGTTCCGTATCTTTGAGAACGGACTCCCGACAGGATTCGGTCTCCTCCTCCACGCCGCGGTCTTTTTCGCGGTCACGCTGGGTCTCATGTATGTTTAAACATACCGCGAGCAGTATATGTATACAAAATGTACCGTATCACGAAGTTGGGGATGGTCTATATGAAGCCAACCATTTCGTATACAACGAGTTTTCTTTGGTGTGGAACCCAGTGTTTGAATCCACACGAAAGGACATGTCGCACGCTTCATCCTCAGAAGGATGGATCGGTGAAAATTGAGATGCTTCCGTACCCCAATGTTTTGGATCGGATTGATTCTAAGGAGGAAGTCCGTGTTCGGAAGTACGTTGACGGCTCGTTCTCAGAGAATGATGATCTGTTTACGCCGTCGGGGCCACAGCCTTCTTCGCGAACCAAGAAGGGCAGCACTTCTTAACGTCCACTAGAGCAGTCAAAGCCATCTTCTTGAACTCTGCCTTGGCGATCTTGACGCCCTCGAGGACGTACGGGAGAGCAGCGTCGCACCACACAAGGACCTCCTTCTTCTGGTCCTCGGAGAGCGACGACGACTCGCGGACAGCCTTCTTGACCTCCTCTACAACAAACTTGGCCTTGTCCTCATCTGAACGGTCGGCTAGAATCTCGGCTTGGGCGACCGTCTTGAGGGCAAACTTGATCAGCTCGGACTTGTTCGTGAAGTCAATCGCTACAGAAACGACCTCGGCGGCAGCGGGCGCGGGCGCGGGGGTGGGTACGGCAGCAGGGACATAGGTGGAATCAACAGAGTCAGGGGCAGGGGTAGGGGTAGGGACAGAGTCGGACGACATGGTTCTCGTGTTTAAATTTAGGGCTTACAAAACTTTCAATAGAATAACTCAGCCTAGTATGGAGATCTCCGATATCGTTTATCTCGCATTCGCCACGATTATGGTTATCGTAATTCTTCACGTGGGAGTATTTTGGGTGTCGCGACTCATCCAGCCTCCTAAGCCGAAGATCGTGTATGTCGACCGTGCGCCTTCCATCATCCCCGAAATTGTGTCGGCTCCTATTTCTCATCCTCAGGCTCCTCCGCCTCCGCCTCCGCAGCAGCCAGTCGCTCGTGAATTGCCCCAGACGATGAATATCCCGACCTACGACATGCCTCCCCCCATCGTCCAGTCGAACAAGCCCCAATCTATGGCGGCTGCTCCATCATACGACATACCGCCGCCGATCGTCCAGTCTAATAAACCCAATCCAACTGCGCTCCCTCCGCCAATTGAGACGCGAGACGTTGATCGTGTAGGATTCTCGGGAGGGAAGGCGGCGCCGCCACAGTAGCCGTTTTCACAGTGGACGAGTAAAGAAGTAAGAATAAGAATGAACCGGCTAAAAAGCCTATACCGATGGGATCCGGTGTTTCGTATGACCCGCCAGGGGAATGTGGGACCGTATTCGGTAAAAGTCCCACAGGGCGGTGGAATCCCGGGATGGTTATGTCTGACGCGCGACGAGAACTCGGTCCCAATTGCATTCTGGGTTCCCCGCAAGGACAACCCGGTTCCTCAACCCATTCGTCTCGTGTGGGATCATCGGTGTTTTGAGGATACGATTTTACGAGTTGAGTATACGCCTACGCATGTGTACCTAGCAGATGCGTGGATGTTGAACGGAACCCCTTTGTTTACCACCACTTCGTTTAGTCAACGCCAGGAACTCCTGCGGTCTATTTTTTCGACATACACTCCCTGTCCAGAATTCGAGACGCGCGCTATCAAACTCCGAGAGGATATCACGGATATTCGCGGGTACGAATATTACACCAATACTGTCGGCGAAAAAGGTATTTTTGCGGAGTGTAAGAAGAAGAAGGAGGAGGAGGAGACACTGAAATACGAGATTGTGGCCACGGATATCCCTGACGTCTACAAGGTTGCAGATGTCGGGTACCTTCGCGTCAGGACATTAACACTTTCAAAACAACTGAGATCGATGGGTAGGGTGTTTGCGCTCGAGTGCGTTCAGAACGATGATGGGACATGGACGCCCGTAATAGATTCTCTACCCTCAAATACAAATGGTTCGTAAACACCACTCTACCAAGAAAGTCAAGAAGGCTGGTCGTCGCACCGCGAAGCGCGGGGGAGGGTACGGCTTCGGCGGATCAGTCCTCTCGGATGTCGGCGGCCCTAACGCCGGAAATGCGCTCTGGGATTCGGATACAGGTAAGGATTGTGGAGTTGCCGGGCGCGGAGGAAACAATACGCTCGCGGGCGGTCGTCGGCGTCGTCGGGGCAAGGGCAAGAAGACAGTAGCCGGACGTCGTCGTAAGCACCGTGGAGGCGCGCTTGCCCTCCAGCAGCCCCGTACAGGGTACACCTTTAACGGTTCTGGCGTCGCGGGAACGGCTGATACGGTTCCCGTTGGAAGCCCCGTGACCTCTGTATGATATAAATATCTTTGAGTGAATTAATGAAGGCGAACGTAGATACAGCCGTAGCAGCCCTACTCCTCTTAATCTCCATCGTATTCCTTGTTCAACGTCGTGTAGGGTACCTAGCCGTTTGGCTGCTCCTCGTCACGGTGGTTATTGGATACGGAGTTCGTATGCCCCTAACATTGGCCGCAACCCTCGGCATTGCGACCGTTGCGACCGTAGTGCTTCTGTCCGGACAGGCGATTCGCGAGGGGTACGAGAACCCTAACGAGTCGGAGGATAAGAAGAAGGAGGAGGAGCCGAAGCCCCATTCGTCGTCGAAGAGCGATAAGGCAGAGGACAATACTATGGACGCCCACATGGATGCGGGAACGACCATACTACATGCTTTCCAGAAACTGAACCCTGAACAGGTTCTACAGATGCGCGATGATACAAAAGAGTTGATGGAGACCCAGCAGCAGTTGATGGAGACGCTCTCGTCGCTCGGCCCCCAGGTGAAGCAGGGTGCCGAACTGGTCAAGAGTTTTCAGGGAATGTTCGGAGGAAATCTAACTGAGGTCCTGAAGCAGTGAAGCCCCCGCAGCATACTTGAAATACTGATGCCCAGGTTCCCCTGACCGGATATCCAGCAACGGAACTCCGTACGCGTGCGTCAGAATTTTCCATACGAAGATTGTTGTGCCGAGATGGTAGTGCTCTATCACCTCGCTCCAACACTGTATAGCCGAAACCATCACCTGTAACGAAGAGGCAATGTACCACGCCAAAGTGGTAAACGACATATCGTGCGTGCCGCCAAAGTAGGTATATAGACTTGGGAATCCAAGATAACATACCCAAAACAGAACGTGACCAATCGGTTGAATGAGAATGGTCGCATACGTCATCGCATACTCTAGAAAATTCGGAGACCAGAGTTTCTTCTCCAACGCCAGATATTTCCAGACGACCGAGCCATGATTCGGATGTTCAATCATCTTTCGTAGCGGACTCTGGCTCGGGCTGGTCGTCGGACGAGGGCGGGTCATCAATTACAATACCGTTCGCAGGAAATTCCAGGGTCTCAAACGTCTTAGGGTTGATATAGTACCACATCAGACCGTCTGACGCCGGAACAATGGAATGAAGAACCTCGTTCGTCACATGGTTGTCGTAGACGACCAGACAGTTCAGTTCCTCCGTACAATCGATCAGATGATCGGTATCCTCGCCGTACCCGATATACAGCCAAGGAGGAGGAGGAGCATCGAACAGTTCATGTAGTACATACGGGGCACGCCACACGCCATTAACCCAATGAATAGCGATCTTGTACGTCTGCTGAAACCCTACAGTCCGACGCACCTGATGAGCCACAAAGGACGACTCGCCGCCGCCCACATCCAGTTCATGGAACGAATCGCGGGATGTCGAGTATCCACTCTTGTCGTAGAGCGACCACGTCATCGACTCGTGAACAGGATTGCGACCGTGGATGCACACTTCCACCGCATGGTAAATGGACACCACCGTCCGCAGAACTAGCTTCCCAATCAGGTCGATCGTATCGTCAATGCGGCTCATTTTTATACTGTATACATCTACGCCGTAAAACCCTCCATCATCGCACGGTCAAGCTGAAGGCCAAAGGCAATAGATGTTCCGAGCGCCGTCACAAGGAAGGGCACCGCCATCAGGAACCATGCTACAACACCGAGGTTGAGGCGGCAGAGCAGATCTAAGATGAAGACGGTTGCGCCGCCAAAGACGAGCTTAGTCGCCGCCGTGACGAAGGCGAAATCTGCGACGTCCAGACCGAGCTGGATCGCAACGAACAGAGCATACAGAAGTGCCGGAGGGCATAGTCCGTCGATAAATTTCATTTTCGTGCTTTATGTAGTATACATAAAATATGAGCAGCCAGGTCCAACAGGTTATGATGTTTACGGGAGCAACTCAAGAGGAGGCAGAGACGGCACTCGCCGCGAATGGCGACAGTGTCGTCGATGCGATTGCCGTCTTGACCCCCATCCCTCCCATTTCGGGCGCCAAACATATTCCGCCGACCCCTGTCGTAGACGCGGGCCATGACGCCGCGACGCTTGAGCGAATTCGGCTTGGACGTCTTATGGCCGACATGCTCAGCGCTTCAGCGCGAAACGACCTCCGCGGAAAGGCATCGCATTACCCCGTGAAGGAGGAGCAAAGCGGAGCGGAGACGCAAACGATGTCCCCTGCTGACCAGCCATCGACTTCGACTTCTCAGTAGACACCGCAAACTGAACCGCATACTCCTGAAACTTCCGCTCTATCCCGTCAAAATCTCCAAACACGTTCATTTCGTACGTCTGTTCGTAGGCTCGGCGGGATGCGTCGGCATATGTAGAGACATCGTCCAACTCGTTCAGGGTATCTGCCCATTCATCGACCTTCAGATTGTTCAGAGCATACTGGCTCTCGCCAATCCATTCCTGCATTCCTTCTGTTGTCCCCGACGGACGGGTCATCTGCGGATCCCTGCTGTCTGAGGGTTTTGTGTAGAGGACGGGTATGCCGTTATACATCGCCTCAAACGCGACTCTTCCCCAACTCTCGTAGAAAGACGGAACAAGAAGAACGCGGGTTCGGCTCAGAATCGTGCGTACATCATCCTGTATATCAATCCATTCAATATTCGGAAGAGTTTCCGGGACACTGATGCGATTATAGTACGGACGAACGCCTAGAAACTTACGGTCTGGGAACTTGTTCGCCAGTTCTAGAAACATGGGAAGGCCTTTAAGAATGTTTGCGTTGATCAGGGTGATACAGTCGCCGGTAGGAACGGTTCCACGTTCATTAAACCGAATTTCGTTTTCGATCATAGCCGGGCGAATGCTCTCTACGATGCGAAACGTAGGGGAAAGCGGAATCTTCTCAACCACATAATTCCGTATATGATTGGAGATGATCCAGAGGATGTCTGTCCACTGCCCCGCCCGGGAATAGGGAGTAATACTCTTGGTATCTTCGCCGAAATGCATGGTTGTGACCAACGGCTTCTGGAACCGTTCATTCAATCGACGAACAATAGATATCATCGGAAAATGCGGGGTTGACCATACACCTGCCCCGTTCAATTCGTTCTCGGCGTTGGTGTAATAGACCCATGGAAGACCGCGGTAGACGCCACGAAGAGAATTTCGAACTCGGTTCGTCGTCACAAAGGATACGGTATGACCACGACGCTGCATTTCTTTTGCTATGGCTACGTCGTGGAAGAAAGCCCCGCACGGATCGGGCATGATCTGTGCGAAAAATACAATCTTCATGTCTTTCTTTAATCAATCAGAGACTGATTTCTGTCGAACAAGACGCGTAGGATCTCCTCCGCGCGCCCAGGGCTGTACAAAATTATTTACAGTCTGCATCTCATCCTTCACTACCTGGAGCAGGGGGTCAAACTGTTGGGGAAAGAACTTATCGGTCACCGTCGAGCACTCCTTGCGCGTACGGATAGGAGCGCTCTGAATCAACTGGCTCTCGGTATCCTTATTTGCCGCGGACGGACCGCCGCCCATATTGGGTGTCGTGGCCCACGGACGAGCAAACGTCTGCTGGTGTCCCTTGAGGCGCTGCGTCCCTGGATCACCGAGGGCCAGGCGGGAATACAGATCAACATCGCATCCACCTGCCGCCGTATTTCCGTAATTGCCCGTGTAATTCATGGTCACAAAGGACGACGCGAAATCGGCCACGCGGTCAAACTCCTGGCAAGGCTGGGGAGCAGGGCGAGCGGTGCTCATGTGGTAGTCCTGCTGTGCTTTATTATCGCGGAAATCGTAGTCCATCTGGGTTACGTCCGACTTGTAGCGCGTCGGGGCGTAAAACCACGAAAGCGGATTCGATGTCTGAGGCTCCTGATCGGTCATGCTTACGCTTCTTATTCTTTAAAACGGATAAACTTTCGGGGAGACAAACAGTCAAAAGTAACTAAGAGGATGTCCGTTCTCATGCCATGTGACTGGATCGATCATGACGATTTCGGAAAGTACGTCATCGATATTTACGGACGCACCGACGAGGGTGAGACAGCTATGCTGCGTGTTCGCGGATACAGTCCATATTTCTATGTAGCCTCAGAGTACGATTTCTCCAGCGAAGACCACGGGATTTCAAAGATCAAAGTAACTCATTTGGAGAAGTTCGATGTGTTTGCGGGGTACAACGGCTACGTTCCCACGAAGGTTCAGAAGGTGGAGGTGGAGTCTATGAAGGATTTCAGGACAGCAGTCAAGGTTGCGAAGGATGCGTACGAGGACGGCAAGGCGCTTTACAGAGTCTACGAAGCCAACCTTCCCCCGCTCCTGCGATTCTACCACGACCGCGAGATTCTTCCGGCTTCCCCGGTAGCGTTCGTCGCCGGACAGAAAATAAAGAATATGGAGAAATCGTGGTATGTCGATCTGGTGAATATCAAGAGCAAGCCGAGTGCCGATACTCCGCTCAAGATTGCGGCGTACGATATCGAGTGTACGTCGGGAACCGGAAACTTCCCAGTTCCCGAGAAGGATCCGGTGATTCAGATCGGGATTACAGTGCGATGGTCCAACAACATGATGCTGAATGTGGCGCGCAAAGTGTTTGTGTTTGGGACAGTCTCTCCGTCGGACGACAAGACGGTGGAATTCAGGGGGTACCCGACCGAGGCGGATATGATCGAAGCGTTTCAGGAATATGTCCAGGAAGTGAACCCTGACGTGATTTGCGGGTATAATACGTACGGCTTCGACGACAGGTTCTTGGCGATACGTGCGAAAGTGAATGGTATGAAACTCAATTTGGCGCGCGGGGCTATCTGGGGCGACAGTCTACAGAAGAAGACGTTCGAGTTGGCGTCGGGGAAGTATGAAGTGGAGTATCTCAAGACCCCTGGACGTCTGACGATCGATCTTCTGCTGAATATGCGGCGCGAACATACGCTGGACTCGTACAAATTGGACAATGTGGCCTCAGTGTTCTTGCGCGACAAGGTGGTGAAATTTGAGGGAACGACTGTTCATACCAAGACGACGCGGGGGCTGAATGTGGGGAACTATGTGCGCTTCGATCTGGTGGGAAACACGATGAATCCTTACCAAGAGGGTCGCAAGTTCTTGGTGAAGAGCATGACGTCCAAGACGTTCACGATTGCCGAGATAGAGACGGAACTGTTTGCGGATCTTACAGATGCGGAGAAGAAGACGGTGGAATGGTCATTCACCAAAGACGATCTTCACCATCTCGAACTGTTTGCGAAACATAAGGGAAATGCGGCGGACCGGGCGGTGATTGCGAAGTACTGTATCCAGGATTGCGATCTGGTCTTGACGCTGATGGCGAAGTTGGACACGTTCGTGAATGCGCGGGGTATGGCGGACGTCTGCTTTGTCCCGCTCCAGTTCCTCTTCTTGCGGGGACAGGGAATCAAGATCTTCTCGCGGGTGGCGTACGAAGCTTCGAAGCGCAACCAGATCATTCTTACACAGGAAGCGCTGGAAGGTGACGGGATTGGGTATGAAGGCGCGATCGTGATCTCGCCGAAGATCGGGATGTATCTCGAGACCCCTGTTGCGGTCCTGGATTTCAACAGTCTGTATCCGTCCTCCATGATCGGAGAGAACCTTTCGCCCGACACGTTCCTCTACAGGAAGACGTATAGCAGGGTGGGAAAACTAGAACACTATGAGGGTCTGCCCGCCGATAAGGTGAAGGGAATTACGGGGTACCGCGAGGTGTCGTACGACGAGGATGGATGTAAGTGCGTGTGCGCCTACATGCAGCCAACGCCTGACCAGCCTTTATCGTTCGGTCTAATTCCGATGGCGCTCCAGATCATGTTGAAGAAGCGCAAGGAAGCGAGAAAGAAGATGGAGGATCCGACGATGGACGATGCGCAGAAGTCGGTGTACAACGGTCTTCAATTGGCGTACAAAGTGGTTGCGAACTCTATCTACGGTCAGTTGGGGTCGAGGACGTCACCGATCCGTAAGATGTGTGTGGCGGCGTGTACGACAGCCGTAGGACGACGATCCCTGCTGTTTGCGAAATCAACGGTCGAGGCTGACGGAGCAGAGGTGGTGTATGGCGATTCAGTTGCTAAGTATACGCCAATCATGGTACGAATTCATGGGAATATCAACATTCTGCGGATCGATCAACTAGATGCATACGGAACTGGATGGATGAAATATGGCGATGACGGAAAGGAACTCTGTGAAGTGCAGGGGGTAGACAGTTGGACAGAGAGCGGTTGGACTCCGGTCAAGTCAATTATTCGACACGCACTGGTAGATGGAAAGAAGATGGTGCGTGTTCTTACCCACACGGGTGTCGTCGATGTCACCGACGACCATTCTCTTGTGAAAGAGGATGGAACACCCACAACATCAAAAGAACTTGTAATTGGAACAAAACTCCTACACGCAGGGTATCCGAGCGGTACAAATGAATCATCTGAGATGACACCAAACGAGGCACGTATCGCCGGGTTCTTCTCTGGCGATGGAAGTTGTGGATCCTACGATTGTCCTACCGGTCCGAAATGTTCGTGGGCACTCAACAATGCGGACATGACGATGCTTGAATTCTATAAGGGCCTTGCGGAGGAGGTGTACCCTCAACTTTCTTGGAAAATACTCCCAACGTTGGAGAGTTCGGGTGTCTACAAACTCGTTCCAAATTCTCGGGGGATGTATGGGGATATCAAGAGGTTTGTTGTGGCGTACCGTGCGTCCATGTATACTCCTACGAAGGAAAAGCGTATTCCCGTGAGTGTTCTGAACGGTTCCCTCGAAGTCCGTCAGGCATTCTGGGATGGTTTGTATGACGCAGATGGAGACAAGAACGGAATCAATGTACGCATTGATCAGAAAAGCCAGTTGAGTTCGTCGCACATTATGTTCTTGGGTGCGAGCCTGGGTTACAACGTATCAGTCACCGATCGCACGAGCAAGGAACATATCTATCGTGTAACGTGTACACGGTCGTATCAGCGTAAAGATCCGATTGCCGTCAAGCGTATTCGGGAGATTGAGTATGATGGATTTGTCTACGATCTCACAACCACAAATCATCATTTCCAGGCGGGCGTTGGGAAAATGATCGTACATAACACGGATTCCATCTTCGTGAAGTTTCCGGGGAAGGATCTGCCCGGTACGATCGCAGCAGGACAGGATGCGGCCAAGAAGATCACGGCCGGATGCCCCCACTCGGCCTTCGTCATCGGGTACGAGAAGACGTTCTACCCGTTCATCCTGTTCTGTCGCAAGCGGTATGTCGGGATGAAGTACGAAGAAGATCCGAATCCTGCGAAGTGTAAGCGGGCATCCATGGGGATTGTTCTGAAGCGACGGGACAATGCGCCGATTGTGAAGGACGTGTACGGCGGCGCCCTCGATATCATTCTGGAACACAAAGATGTCCAGAAGGCGGCCGAGTTCGTGAAAGGAATGTTGATCAAGGTCTTGAAGTCTGAATTGCCGATTGAGAAGTTCGCGGTCACTAAGCAGTTGCGGGACGATTACAAGGCGATGGCGGACGATTACAAGGGTAGTGCGACAGTTCCGGCCCACCGCATCTTGGCGGACCGAATGACGAAGCGGGATCCGGGTAATGCTCCGTCTGTCGGTGAACGACTCCAGTATGTCTACATCCAGACGGACAAGGACAAGAAGCTACAGGCGGACAAGATCGAGACCATTGACTTCATGCAGAAAAACAAGTTGAAGTTGGATTCTCAATTCTATATTACCAATCAGATCCAGAACCCTGTCGCCCAGTTGTTCGCGCTCTGTATTGAGAGTTTACCGGGATACCGTGAACCTCGTCCGTCATACGTCCAGATGCTGAAGGATTCTATGGACGACGGAAATGATCTTGAAGAGGCAACCTTGAACGTTCTGAAGTACAAGGAGAAGCAACTTGACTCCCTGCTGTTTCTCAAGGCGGACTACATCTTGAAGGCACAGGGAAAGGCGGTACAGTCAAATCTGGATAACTGGTTTAAAAAGAAGTAGATTCATCATACAAGATATCGAATGAACACCAACAACCTTCGAGACTACCAAATAGAGATTCTAAGCGATATTACCTATTCTCGCGCCGTATTTTTTCGTCAACATACGACTGGACCGATTCATCTGCGCCGTCTGTACCTTAACAATGAGGCACAGATGCTGAGTCTGCTGGATCGCCTGTCTCGACCTGTAATCTCTACGCCCCGTCCGCTCGTTCAGGAAGTGACTCAGGCGACATCGTTCGATATTCCCTTAACGACCTTTCTGAATGGCCTATTTCCAAACGTTGCGGGTCCCCAATTCTGGGATGCAGTGACGGTAGGACTGACGCCCGATCAGTTTGCTGCTGGGACGCGTGCGTATGATAACCCTCCAGATGTAATCGAACAGGATCAGTGCTGTGTTTGCCAGGAGGGTATTTCCACGGAGGCGGCCATTCATACTCTGTGCCCTGGACCCCCGTTAGGCGACGGAGTTACGTCCACCAATCATCATGCCCTTCACCGCCGGTGTGCACTCGCATGGTTTGCGATTAGTACCAAGTGTCCAGTGTGTCGGGCAGATTTACGCCCAGTGGTACAAACTAATACAAATGCTGCAGCCCCCGGAGGAGACACTACCGACACCGCCAGTCTCTGATCTGGTCGTTGTATGTACCCCGACGTACAACCGCCGCTTCTGTCTTGATTTCTCCGTCGAATGTTTCAAGCGCCAGACCTACCCTAACCTCCACTGGATCATCATTGATAATTCTGATGATCCTGAGAAGGACTGGTCTCCTATTCAGGAGAAGGAGGGACTTAAAATTACGTATTTCCATATCAAGACGCGGAAGCCGGTAGGGTTTCTTCGCAACGTCTGTCTCAAGGAGGCCTTGAAACTCAACCCTGAATTCATTGCTTTCTGGGACGACGACGATTACTACATGCCTCAGCGCATTTCGGTCTCGGTCAAGGCGCTACAGGAGAACCCCAAGCATGATATTATCGGGTGTGCCGTGATGACCGTTTTCCTGACCCGCGAGAACGTCTTGATGGATGTGGGTCCCTACGGTCACAACCACGCAACGGCCGCCACGTATCTGTTCCGCGCGAAGTGTGCCGAGACGCGCTACTTCTTGGAGACGGCCAACAAGGCTGAGGAGGGAACGTTCACCCGCGACTGGACGCTGGAAATGATCATGCTTCCTGCGACGGATATTCTGCTCGTACTGGGTCATGGGTTCAATACCGTGAACAAGAGCGAGATTTTTGAGGACCAGCGGAAGTTCGGAGGCCGGATCCACAATTCCGACAACGCCAAGAATCTTGTGCGCTTCCAGTGGGTCAAAGATCCCAGTATGTGGGCTGTACTCCGTAAAACGTTTCTTGATGCCTAAACAGATCGGCAATGGTGTCTCCGGTCAGAGGAATCTGCTGGAGGGTATCTGATTTTCCGTACTGAAATCTGTTCATGAGTCGACGCACATCATGCTGGCATTCTTTCACGATTTTCTGAAACTCTGTGAATTCCATAGGAGCATGAGCCTGTAGATTTTCATAGATATCGCGGGCATTCAGGGGCATACATCTGTGAAGCGTAATGTGTTCAGGGGCACGCTTGAAAATAACGGGAACTTCATTTGACGTACAGATGATCGGGACCACTCGTTTAAGATCCTTGATCCATTCCAGAACTTTGCGCTGGGCGTGAGGATCGCTACCGTCAATTTCGTCCAGGATCACACACGTCTTACGCGGTTTCGCATACTTCAAGATTGAGGTAAACGTGACTGGCGCCATACATGAATCGCGGAGAGAGGTGACATCTTCGTGGGAGCGCAGGGATCGAGAGGCGTTGATTTCGAGAGGTTCATATCCAAACGTTCGGGCAGCAGCGAGGGCCATGGTCGTTTTACCTATCCCGGGGCTTCCGGAGATCAGCACGCTTTTGCCTTGAGGATTGGTTTCCAGATATTTTTGGAGGATAGATTTGGCTTCAAGGTGTCCAATAATATCGTCGAACGTTTGGGGTCGATATGTTTCCGACAGCATTGTATCTTGCCTTAGTTACACGTTTACTTACAAAGTCCTTTCCAAGACGTTCCGCACGACTTCGCAATGTCGCACTCCTGTCCCTTATACCGTTCAGGATCAAACGGTTTACACTTTGTGTGGTACGACGGATGACATTCTCCGTTCTTAAAAATCCAGAGATCTGGACAGTTATTCACCGGGCCCTCAGGTTTGGTAAGGACGATGGTGGGATGGGCAAGATTGAAGTATCCCAAGATGAACAACGCGAACACTCCAATGGTTACAAGTATAACCACGGCATCTTTTCCATAGGTCGTAAAGAACTCAGACATTCTTCTTCTATTTAATTACAAGAGAGAATGAGCGTCGGCGCTGCCCGACACGTATGTAACACATATTATACAACTACCTTGAATCCGATCGTACAACACCACGTGGATTCGTACAATGACTTCGTGGAGCGACGTATCCCCGTCTTCTTGAAAGCATCGAATCCAATCAATCTTGTTCTCGGCGACGACCGGGCCATTCGAGTGTATATCGGAGGCAAGGAGGGTACGGCGCTCGGGTACCGCCCTCCGCTGGATACGTTGGATGCGGCTCTGATGCCGAACACGTGCCGGGTGGAAAACAAGACATACTATCTTGACTGTATCGGCGACATCGATGTCGAGTACCAGATAGGACCGGATGTAGAGACCGCAAAATTTGAAAAGATTCTACTTGCTCGCATGCCGCTCATGCTTCGTTCCAAGTTCTGTCATCTGTCGGCGCTAACTCCGACCGAGGCGTACGACCAAGGCGAAGATTACAATGAATTGGGTGGATACTTTGTAGTCGACGGCGGCGAGCGAGTTCTGCTGACTCAGGAACGGCTCGGAAATAATATATACTACTCGTCTCGTCGCAAGATTGCGGCTGCCTCTGTCGACGAAGAACAGGTGGGGGGAAAGACGGAAGAAAAGGGAGAAGATTATGAATATATAGCAGGGCTTCGAAGCGTATCCGAAGACGGAACGCGAGGACCCTATTCCCATTTCCTCGTCATTCCTCCTGCGAAACGCGAGGTGTCCTTGGCCGAGATTGAAGAACGGAAAGGGACCTCAAAAGAAATCAAAGATTACGGGCTAACCCGTATTCGCGGGATGCCGGTCATTACACTTCCCGGATTCTCGATCCCCGTTCCTATTCTGAGTGTTCTTCACCTTCTGGGCCTTACATCCGACAAGGATCTGTACGACGTCATCCTAGCCGGAATTCCGGCGGCTGACCGGTCGGTCTATGACGACCTTTTCCTTCAATTTGTGCTGGGACACAATCCCGAAAAATCAGATCTAGATACCCTGAAAGTTGCGACAAAGACACGCAGTGAAGAGGAAGTCTTTTTTAACCTACAGGGTATGCTTCTTCCTCATGTGGAACCGGATGCGTCAGATGATACCGGGACGCTGTTCCGCCGCAAAGCGTACTGTCTCGGCTACCTTTTCCGTATTTGTATGGACGTAGCCCTAGGAATCAAAAACCCGTCGGATCGTGATCATTTCCGGTTTAAACGATTTGACGTATCTGGAGATCTATGTTTCCAGGAATTTAAGCGAGTCTACAAATCGGTCGCGAAAGACATGAAACTCATGATGGATACCCGCATTCATTATGAGGAAAGGGTGTACGCCGGCAAGGGTATTACAACCCTCCTACAGCGTGAGAACTTGGGGTATTTCTGGAGGCCCTACACCTTCAACAACGAGTTTTCCAAATCGTTTAAAAGTACGTGGGGAGGCAAGGACGGTATTTCACAGATCCTCAATCGTTTTTCTATCCTGGGAACTGTCTCTGTCCTACGCCGTTCGAATCTACAGATGGACCCTTCGGTGAAAGCCCTGGGCGCCCGCAGACTTCACGGAAGTTCGTTTGGTCTTACATGTCCCTCCGATGTCCCCGACGGTCGCGACGTCGGAATGAAGAAACATCTATCTTTACTCGCGGTCGTCTCTACCCAAACTCCCTCGGCCGATTTGAAAAAGATCTTAGCCGCCCATCCAGGATTCCGGCGAGTATCGGACGTTCATCCGTCGACCTGGAATCCGTCATGGACACGCGCAGTGGTCAATGGCGACATCTATGGCCTCATTGAAGAAAAGACGTCGGTCGTTTACGGTAAATTGATTGAGTACAGGCGATCCAATCCGGGATTCATCTCTGTCGCCTGGAATCGTACCGATAACGAACTTATCCTTTCGTCGGATGCGGGACGTCCGTCTCGCCCAGTGTATCGCCCCGCTATAACGTCCGACGAAGTCCTGTCCAAAAAGACCTGGACGGATATGAATTCGCTCTTTGAGTATGTAGATGCCGATGAGGCGGATACAATTCGCATCTCCATGACCCCTTTATCTAAAACCCTTCCGTCCGAAATCCACGGAGTGTTCATGTTATCCCCTCTATCCGCCGTTATTCCCTTTGCGGATCACAATCCATCGCCCCGTGTAGCCTTTTCGTGTGCGCAGAGCCGAGCGGGGGCGTCGTGGTACCATTCGAATTTCAATAAACGGTTCGATACTATCACACTCATTCTGAATTCTCCGAAACGGCCTATTTGCGAGACCTGGCTTTACCCCCATATTCTGGGGCGCGGAGGATGTATGCCGTACGGCGACAACGTGATTGTGGCTATTTCCACGTACGGGGGATACAATCAGGAAGACTCCGTAATTCTGAATGCTGATGCTATGAAGCGCGGAATGTTCGGAACGACCTATTTCCACTCCTACAACATCACGGAAGAGATGATCAATGAGACAATGAAGACGCATACTGAATTTGGGAACCCGGTCTCCAGGGGTCTGAAATTGAAAGCGGACAAGGACTATTCCAAATTAGACGAGAACGGGTTTATCCGACTTGGATCGGAGGTGGATGAAAACACTGTTCTGGTAGGTATTATCTCTGGGACGTCGGATGCCTCAGAGGTACCGAAGCGCGGCCAGCGTGGACGAGTCGACGGTATGCAGTTCTACGATATGGCGGTAGGATTCGGGAAGGAAAAGACGGTCCTGCGCGGAGTAAAAATCCGAATTGCTGAAATGCGCGAGCCGATTCTGGGAGATAAGTTCAGTTCGCGCGCGGGCCAGAAAGGAACCGTAGGAATGATCATGTCGGAATCCGACATGCCGTTCACCGCCAAAGGATTGCGACCCGATCTCATTCTGAACCCCCATGCGATTCCTAGCCGTATGACGACAGGGCAATTATTAGAATCCGTGTCGGCTCGTATCGGCGTAGCTCTCGGAACGATCATTGACGCAACGCCTTTTTCTGTCCAGAATCAGTCGAGCGAATATCGAGAACTTCTCGTGAAACTAGGAATGGAGCCGAATGGGTCGGAGATCATGTACAATGGTCAGACGGGTGAACAGATGGAGATGGAAATCTTTATTGGACCCATCTACTACCTTCGATCGAAATTGATGGTGGAGGACAAGATCAATTACCGCGATACTGGCGCTAAAACTCTCTTGACTCACCAACCCTTGGAAGGTCGATCGGCAGGGGGTGGATTACGTATCGGAGAAATGGAGCGTGATGCTCTCATTGCCCACGGGGTTTCAGAGTTCATTGAAGAGTCATTTATGTTAAGGTCTGACGAGTCCGAGGCTCTTTACCAGCCCGCCACCGGACTCCTAGACACTACAGGAGAAGGACCCATCGAAACCTTACGTATGCCTTACGCAATGAATCTGTTCGTCAAAGAATTAGAATCAATGCATATCAGTACAAATATTATGACCATTTAAGAGTATGACGGGTGATATAGGTAAGAAGATGTACGTAACCAAGCGTGACGGACGGCATGAAGAGGTCTCTTTTGATAAGGTCCTCCATCGTATCCAGACTCTGGCGGTTGGTCTCGAGCATGTAAACCCTGTCTTGGTCGCACAGAAGGTCTGTTCCCAGATCCACGACGGGATTCTGACGGCTGATCTGGATGAGTTCGCGGCTGAGACGGCGGCTATGATGGTCGGTCGTGCGCACCCCAATTACGGGAAGTTGGCGGCCTGTATTGCGATCGATAATCATCACAAGAATACTCCTGCGACGTTCGCAGAGTGTGTGGCTGCTTTGTTTGAGGCAGGTGTGGTCTCCCCGAAACTTTATGAGGTATCTAAGATGGTCGGGATTCAGGAGATGATCGATTACAATCGCGATTTTGAACTGTTTGATTATTTCGGATTCAAGACGCTGGAGAAGAGTTATCTCCAAAAAGTGGGTGGTAAGGTGGTGGAACGCCCGCAGCATATGTGGATGCGCGTGGCGGTAGAGATTCACACGGACGAGTTCCAGACCGAGCATTACGGCTACCCTACCCAGTACGTTCCCAATATGCGCAGGATCGCCGAGACGTACGACGCGCTCTCCAAGGGTTATTTCATTCACGCGACCCCCACACTGTTCAATGCGGGGACGAACCATACGCAATTGTCCAGTTGTTTTCTCCTCGATTTTAAGGCTGATTCCATCAAAGGAATTTATGAGACACTGGGCGATTGTGCGCAGATTTCTAAATGGGCAGGCGGGATTGGGTTGGCGGCGCACAAGATCCGCGCCAAGAATTCGCGGATCGCGGGGACGAACGGGCAGTCTACGGGAATTGTCCCGATGCTGAAAGTGTTCAACGATACGGCTCGGTACGTCAATCAGGGTGGAAAGCGCAATGGGAGTTTCGCAATTTACCTCGAACCGTGGCATGCCGACATCGAGGATTTCCTGCGCCTGAAATTGAATACGGGCGCGGAAGAGGATCGGGCGCGGGATCTCTTTTACGGTCTGTGGATTCCCGACGAGTTCATGATGCGGGTGAAGGAGGGCAAGGACTGGACGCTGATGTGCCCCAACGAGTGTCCGGGTCTCGCGGATGTACACGGTTCCGAGTTTGAGACTCTGTATCGCAAGTACGAGGCCGAAGGTAAGGGTCGCAAGTCGGTTCCAGCGCAGAAACTGTGGCAGATGATCTTGGACGCCCAGATTCAGACGGGCACTCCCTACTTGTGCTACAAGGATGCTGGAAACTCCAAGTCGAATCAGAAGAATCTGGGAACGATTAAGTCGAGTAATTTATGCAGTGAAGTCTTTGAGTACACGGATGCGGGTGAAACAGCCGTGTGTAATCTGGGCAGCATTTCCCTCACCAAGTTCGTGAAGGATGATCGGACGTACGATTACGAAGCTCTGCGCCACTATACCGCAATTCTAGCCCGCAACCTGGATATTGTGATCGATAGGAATTACTATCCTACGCCCGAGTGCCGCGCATCGAATACGCGCCACCGACCCATTGGGATCGGTGTCCAGGGACTCGCAGATGTGTTCGCAAAGATGAAGATTACGTGGAATTCACCGGAGGCGTCGGAAGTGAATCGCCGGATCTTTGAGCACATTTACTATGCGTCTGTCCACACTTCCTACAATATCGCAGTGGATAAGGGATCGTATCCCTCTTTCGCAGGATCGCCGGCGTCGGAGGGAGTTCTCCAGTGCGATCTGTGGCGGGTAACTCCTCTGTCCTCGGATCTTGACTGGGTCGGTCTGCGCCAGAAAGTCAGGAAGGGACTGCGCAACTCTCTCTCGATTGCCCTGATGCCCACGGCGTCTACGTCCCAGATCTTGGGGAACAACGAATGCTTCGAGCCGTTCACCAGCAATCTGTACGTCCGCCACGTTTTGGCGGGGGATTTCATCGTGATCAATAAGTACCTCATTTCTGAGCTGGTGGATCTGGGGATCTGGACCACCGAGATGCGAACAACGATTATCGCCAACAACGGCAGCGTCCAAAATGTCGTGGGGATTCCTCTGAGCGTTCAGGAGCGGTACAGGACAGCCTGGGAGATTCCCATGAAGACGATCATTGACCTTTCCGCCGACCGCGCCCCGTTCGTATGTCAGTCGCAGTCTCTGAACCTGTTTATCGCCGACCCTTCTTATGCGCGTATTTCCAGCATGCACATGTACGCATGGCAGAAGGGACTCAAAACTGGATGCTACTACCTTCGCACCAAAGCAGTCGCGTCAGCCCAGAAGTTTACAGTGGAACCCGAGACTCGTTCGCCGCCCGATTGTCTCACCTGCTCTGCGTAAAAAATTCTATCTATTCAAGTATAAACAAAGATGAGCGGATACTGGACATCCTCCGAAGCCCTACCCCTCGGTGCCGCCACGGGCGGTCGCCGCCGCCGCCACACGAAGAAGGCCGGTCG